GGCACACCCTTAGCAACTGGAACCCTCTGCTCCGCCCTCGGCCTTACACAGGAGCTGAGAAGCTCCCTCCCAACAAGCATTCCAAAAGCGGCAGTGATAGCATGAGCTAGAAGGCTTCCATCGCATCAAGCCGGAGCCCCGATCCAAGACCAGGTTAAGACATCTAGGTCGCACATGTCATCATGACCACACACCAACCCCAGGGTAACCAGAACTCGTCTTCACAGACGTAATTACCCGACTCTCACACCCAGCCAAGCTAACACCTCCGGCGTTCTAATACAACCATGAGGTAGGCAACAAAAAGAATGCTCGCTTGACCACAACCCACTCATCCGGACCTGCTTCCGACAAGCCACGGGTTTTCTTACCCCCCGCACAGAAACGCTTCGGTCAGTCCAGGCTCGCAATCCCACCAGTCTGGCAACTGGGGTGCTTGGGTAGGTTCCCACGGATGAAACCTAAAATCCCACATGAGCCTTTCCTCTATACTTACCTGGTCATCAGGGGATATTCCATATGCCGCCGCAAATGACTCCCTAGACTCAGGCGTGACCTCACGCGATTCACACCGAATGTAGCTTTCCCGAACAACGCCCATAACCTCATAGTCCCTAAACCTGGAAAAGTCTAGGACTCTCGCTCTCGCGCCGCGATGAAGGATCGCAAGACACCATGCCTGGATGATAGGCACGCCCACAGCCAACGAAAGTTCACACATTGCCACACCACGAAGGTACGGCAATATGAACGGCCCGTGTTCTAGATTAAAGTGACTAGAGGTACCTTGTGACAGTATCTTTCGCCAATCCCTAATCAACCTCCACTTGCCTTCTATCGCTACTGGGGCGCACTGCCCAAACCTGACATCCTCTATCCGCGACACAGGACGCTCCAACACCATTTCATGGCCGGAGATGGTCAAAGCAACATCGGCAAATTCCTGGACAATCCAGAGGTCGTTCGGCCGGATAAATAACAGGACGCTCCAACACCATTTCATGGCCGGAGATGGTCAAAGCAACATCGGCAAATTCCTGGACAATCCAGAGGTCG